TCATGTTTACTGAAGCCATGTCGAATCAATCCGCCGAATGCCTCTTCCAGAAACGATGAGCCATAGCCAGCGACATCATCCAAGACAACGACCAGCACCGAGTTCGCATCAATAGCCGAGCGCAACGCTTTTTTTAGGACTTCCTCGCGAAACTGCTCTCCGCTGAAATCACCGTGTTCCCGGTATCGCGGACCAGGATAACGCGTAAAATCTTGTGAGACCTCTATTCTCATGATCATCTCCGTTCCTACAACTCAAGCTGCCATTCTACCAGCGTTCCTTGTAACGGGAACTCATGTGTGAGTGTTCTTGGCCGCTTTCCTGTTTCCCAGATATATTCACCATTCCGACTAACGATCCGGAGTCTACCGTACTTGGCCCGCTCTGCGACCTCAACCATCGTATGCAGGCCCTTCCCATGTTGAGGTAGCTTTGTGGCCGTTTTAGCGATAGTCATGGCCAAACGTATTGCCAATCCGTCATTGCTATAATGCTCGATAGGCCCTGAAAGTTTCAAACGTTCCATAAGCCTTTTCACACGAATTTCAACTGAATTCCAATGAGTCCAGTGTGGCAGACTCGCTGGAATAGAAATGCCTTGGTCGTAGACGCAAACGATTACTTGATTGGTCTCGGTATCTACGGCTCCTGTAAGCCACCAGTTTTTCATTACCGGATAGTCCCACTCGTGACCTTCAGGATAGGCCCATTGATAGGAATTCAATATTGCCTCAAGCATTCCACCATACGGCTCTGCGGTAAATAATTTGTCTCTTAATTCGCTTGGTAATAGCAGTGCTAGTGCGTCTTGCAATCTCGCAAGTTCACTTCCGTCTGCCCTCTGGCCTGAAACAAACGGTTGGATGTTTACACTGCCAGTGTAAGACGGCCCCTTGCTGAGGGGTTGCATCTCCAAAAGCTCGTGGAATCCTAAAGCTCTTAGTACCCATGTGACATTTGGATTCCATTTGTGCTCATCAATCGTGGTCAGTCTTTTTCCCGATATAAATTTAGCCCTCTGAAATATGGACGCAAGTATTAGCGCTGCGGACGGGCCTATTTGTTTTATTGTTTTTAAATCAAAATATTCCGATACCTTTAACTTTCCCGTTTCGGAATTTGCAGGATTTTCCTTCGTTAGTTTTGCTTTGGTTAATACGTTGTTTCTCAACGTGTTGATGGACGCAATTGTTTCATCCGTATTTTCGTCCAAGCAAAATATTTTTGGCAGCGGTAGTGCTTTAAAATAACGCGTCCTGAATCGTTTGCCCGCCCGGTTTACCATGGCAGTTTTGAGTCCTGCCTTGGGTCTTCGTGTCTTTTTCCACTGTTTCCATATTAGTCGCCTTATCTCTCTGTCGAGAGAGCGGCTTTTAGAATGTTTTTTTTGTTTTTGAGATAATTTTTTCATCTGGTGAACCTCTAGTTGCGATCAACCTCAGCAACGAGAGCTCGTCAAGTTTCAAATATACCTAATTAGAGATTTACACAGGAAGTGTGGTGACGTTGCCTTTATTCTTGACAAGGAAGCCCGAATGAAAGGCCGCAAGCCGACATCTGAAAACGTTGTGCCGTTGAAGCCTGAGGACGGGCAGGGCGCGAACTTTGAGGCGCGGGCGCTGGCCAAGGCGCGGGAGTTGCGGCCTGATGAGTTGCCGTTTGATGTTCGCGCCATCTGGGATCGGCTGGCACCTGGGCTGTGTGACCCGCGCAAGAACCGGCTGAATGAAGTTAACGCCTATATGTTTGAGCAGCTGTGCTGGACGATAGCGCGGCATGAGCGGTTGCGGCTGGATGTGCGTGAAGGTGGGGAAACCTATGAGAGCGAAACCCGCAACGGCAAACAGCTAAAGAGCCGCCCGGAAGTCAGCCAGTTGAATGAGACATGGCGGCAAATTCGGGCGCTGGCCAGTGATTTTGGCATGACGCCTTCCGCCGAGCGCGGTTTGCAGGCGACCGGCCAGCTAGGATTTGAGTTTCCCACCGATGATGGATTCGATTGATGTTGCGCTCCCGGATGTCAGTTATGATGACGATCCGGTCACGGCTTGGGCTGTGGATGTGGTGCGCGGTGAAGTGGTTGCCGGTCCGCATGTGCGCAACGCCTGCCTTCGGCATCTGCTGGATCTGCGCGATGGCCCAGCAAGGGGTCTGGTCTGGGATCTGGAAACATCAAACAAGCGCATCAAGTGGTTTGGCGACAAGCTGCGGTTAAACGGTGGGCAGTTTGAAGGGCGGCGGTTTACGCTGCATCCCAGCCAAGCCTTTCGCGTTGGGTCGCTGTTTGGCTGGAAATGGCTCGATACCGGGCTTCGCCGCTTTCGTCGGTTTTATGATGAGGAAGGCAAGGGCAACGGCAAATCGCCGCTGCTGGCTGGCATTGGCATTTGCATGATGGTGGCCGATGGTGAGCCGCGTGCCGAGATTTATGCCGCAGCTGCCAAGAAAGATCAGGCGCAAGTGCTGTTTCGTGATGCGGTGGCCATGCGCGACCAATCGCCGGAACTGACACGGCGGATTATACCATCCGGCGTAAACCCGGTCTGGCAGCTGACCTATATCAGCAAGGGCGGCGACAAGCGGTTCTTTAAGCCAATCTCGGCAGATAAGGCGCAATCTGGGCCGCGTCCGTCTTGCGCCTTGTGTGATGAGGTTCACGAACATCCCAACCGGGATGTGATCGAAATGCTGGAACGCGGTTTTAAATTCCGCAAACAGCCGCTTTTGGTCATGGCCACCAACTCCGGCTCTGATCGCACATCAATCTGCTGGGAAGAGCATCAACACGCGGTCGAGGTGGCGGCGGGCATCAAGCACGATGACACCACCTTTGCCTTTGTCTGCTCATTGGATGAGGGTGACGATTGGGAAAATGACCCCTCTTGCTGGGTGAAGGCAAACCCGCTGCTCGATGTCACCGTGACCTCGGAATATTTGCAGGGCGTGGTTGAACAGGCCCGGTTGATGCCGGGCAAGCGCAACAGCATTGCACGCCTGCACTTTTGCGAATGGACGCAATCGGTCAATGCGGCCATCCGGCGTGAGGCATGGATGGCCTGCCAAGCGACGGTTGATCTGGATGAGCTGGTGGAGAAGGGCTATCCCTGCTTTGGCGGGCTGGACCTGTCGAAAACGCGGGATTTTACCGCGCTGACACTGACATGGTTGGTGGATGCCACCAAGGATTCGGAACGGCTGGTGTCAAAAACATGGTTCTGGACGCCTGCCGATATCCGGGCGGCGCTTGCCAGCCGCACACTGGATTGGCCAGATTGGCAAATGCCGGGCCTTGATTGATGGCCCGAACGGGCAGGAGGCCACTTATCGCTCTGGCGCGGAGGTTGGCGTCAATGCCGCCATTCAGGATGCGGTCAACGCCATCCTGACCGCCTGCCAAGGGCGGCTCTCAGAAATCGGCGGCACCTATAAGCCCTATGTCGGTGCGCCGGGAAACGCCGTCTATCAGTTTTCTGATAGCGATATTTTATCCACAGAGGGGCAGACGTTTACCCCATTTTTCGGCCTGTCCGACACCATCAACGGCATATCGGCGTCCTATCCGTCGATTGACGATGCGTGGTCAATGACAGAGGCACCGCCCGTTTATGATAGCGGTTTTGAGGTTGAGGACGGCAATCGTCGTCTGCTGTCCGATGTCAGTCTCGATTTCGTGCCGTATAAGGGCCAAGTGCAACGCCTGATGCAATCGGCGCTGAAAGAGGCACGGCGGGCGAGGCGGCATACCATCTCCATGCCGCCCGCTTTCTGGATGCTGGAACCCGGCGATGTCGTGGCGTGGGCAAGTGCCCGCAACGGCTATGATGCCAAGCTGTTTCGGGTGGATGGCGTCCTTGATCAGCCCAACCTTGATGTGGTGCTCGATCTCACTGAGGTTGATCCAACCGATTATGACTGGAATCAGTCCACCGATTACCGCGTGCCGGTCTCTGGCAGCATTGCAACAGAGCGGCCACCGGCGCAACCAATGTATGGTTGGCAGGCGGTGCCAGCCACGATTTACGATGACGCAGGCCGGGCGCGGCGTCCATCCATCAAGGTCAGCTGTGATGCGGGGCAAGATGATGTGCAAGCCGTCTGGGTGCAGGTTCGGCTCAAGTCCAGCCAATCGGTAGTTTTTGACAGCAACGCCACCGCCTATGCCGCACCATTCGAGTGGATCCTGAACGGTGTTTTTCTGTCAGCAACCACCTATCAGGTGCGGGGCAAGTTCGTGCCATATTCGGCCCGTGCCACAGACTGGTCGGACTGGATAGATGTCACCACGCCGGATGTCCGGTTTTTGGCAGGCGCAGATTATGATCCGTATGAGGGCGTCATCGGCCTTGATGATCTTGATGAAGATCTGGCAGATCTTCAGGATTGGCTCGGCTCTGGCCTGCGCGATGTGCAAACCACGATTGCCGAGCTGGATGCGCGCATTGCTGATCTCGATCTCGGTGGCGCTGTTGTGCGTGACCAAATGCGCCAACAGATCAAGGCAACCGCCGATGATGTGACGGCACAATGGACGTTGCAGGCGGATGCGCTGGCAAGCGCTGATACGGCCATCGCCAACCGGGTGGAAACACTCACAGCCAGCTTTGCCACTCAGACGGCAACGTTTACCTCGCAGATCAGCAGCTTGGCGGCTGCTGATACGGCGCTATCCAGCCGGGTCGATACGCTTACCGCCACACTGACGGATACGCAAACAGGCTTGCAGGCAACTGCAAATGCTGTGTCCAGCCTTTCGACCACAGTCACCAATGTTGATGGCAAGGTTACGGCGGTTGCCACCGCACTGACTTCACTGTCAGCAGCATCATCCAGTGGGGACGTCAACAGTGCCAACTTCCAGATGGCGGTGATGACAGGGCCAAGTGGCTATTCCCGGATCGGGGCGCAAGCCCGGCAGGGCGGCGCAGGCAACTGGCGAAGTGCGGCTTGGTATCTGGATGTTCCCAACGACGCCAGCTTGCCAACCCGGTTTCTGGTCGAAGCAGGCCAGTTCATCGTGGTGGCTGGCGGCAATCTCAACAACCCGTTTGTCGTGGACGGCACGGCGGTGCGCATGAACGTTGCCAACATTGGCACGGTCACGGCGGGCGTCATGCAAAGCTCAAACGGAAAAATGGTCATCAACCTGACAGCCGGAACAATTGTGATCTCCTCATGACCAAAACCCTGATCGGCCTGGACTACACCGGCACGGCCTGCGTTAAAATCACCAAAGGCTCATATGATCCGGTGACAACGCCAGACGGCGATATTTCCAAATTCCTGTATTCATCAAAATGGGCGGCGGATTGCAAGATTGCCGCCCTGTTTCGGGGCTTGCCGCAAGGGGGTGGTTATTATCCATCGTCGGGCAATTGGACTTACTATGTCTCATATGGCCATCCGCCACCAAGCGGGAATACCACGATTGAGTTCAACATCATCCAGAAGAGCCACTTTCCAGATCTGCTGTATGACTATCCTCTCCATATTGTAAAATCCTATGATGCCAATGGCTACGATATAACCACCCGTGTTTGGGAGGCAGGACTTGGGAGCAGTTACTCCACCACGTATTTGTGGCAGGCCGGGATTGTCTCGCCTAATAATGTGGGTTGGGTTAATCCCGGCTCCACCTTTGGCGTATTGGCGGCGTCTGGCTCATGGACCACTGTTACAGCTACGCAATCAGCCGTAGCGTCAGCAACTGATCTTACTGGGTCATCCCAGATCACGCTGGCCGTGTTTAACCTGCCGGGCGATGATGCTGCAATCCAGAACGGTGATGAGCGAGCAACAGTCGCCGGGCAGCCGCAAATCTTGATCAACTCCAGCACGCTCAAGGTGAGCAAGCCGGGCTTTGATGTCACTACCGCAACAGGCACTCAAATTGCCTTTGACAGTGCAAATACACCCAGCAAAATCATCGCTGCGAACGATATCGCGGTGCCAAGTGGCACAAGCTATTATGAGGCCGGTCTAAATCTCAGTCTCGAAACTCTGG